ATAGATTCAGGCGTTAGTACATTTGAGGCAACCATTCTATCCAAAATTGATAGTTCAAGATCATGCATAAAGCTTTGAATAACCGCAATAGCTGTATTTGCCGGTTTATCGTCTTTAAGCTTGTCAAATCTGTATTTTTCAACTTTTAAAGGCAAACGATCCTTCATATCACGCTCATAGCCATACTTAATGTACTCAAAATCTTCTTCATTAATGGCATCGCTAAGCATTAAATAGTTCTGCTTTTCCAGCATATGTTTATGCATTTTTCCTTCTTCGTCACGATAACAGCAACCTGCGCATACTTGTCCAGCTATCACAGGCATAAAACGATTTTCTGGGGTGATAATGTCTCCAATTTTATAGACTTTTCGAGAGCCATCCATAAAAAAAGAAAAATTCGTCAACGGACGGGGCAGGAGGGGTAATTTCTTTTTAGTTCCGACTTTATCTGTTTCAAAGACTTTCGATGTATCATAGTTCTCCGATATTTCTTGAAACGGCTCAAAAAAATAGCTATCTAAATTAACTCTGTTTTGTTCGAACAAAGTAATATTTTTCTTTTCCATATATTTTCTAAGCAATCCGCCCATCCGTAATTCCTCACCTTATTTTTTAGTCTTGCGTAAATCTTCTGGTTTTTGTGCATCAATAGGAATTAACCATGTCCTTCCTATCCGCTTGACACCACTAATTCTCCCGTCAGCACAAAGCTGTTGTACTTGTCTTGCAGTAATAGCCCATTTTGCAGCTACATCTTTAGTAGAAAGATATTCCATGGTATCCTCCATTTCGGCAAAATAACCCAATTCATTATAAGTATACTTCGCTTAAACGCAGTTTGTCAATCAGAAGTATATAAAGCTTTCGGTACGCAATACACCGTCATGTTGCATAAGAATTCCTTGGCAGTTGCACTCTCTGCATGAATAAAAACAACCGCCATTCTGTTTTTCACAGTTTGGCGGTTGTCTCTTCTCGGTAATGTTATTTTGTAGCCAGCGTCTGCTCCATTTCTAAACCTGACTTGAATCTTATGATAATCTTGTCCTTCGACACGACCTTGATGCTTTGTATAAGCTGCCTGACAAGCTGGTTGTCAAATCCCATTAATTTGCAGTCTGCGGTGTTCAGAAATTTTTTCATATCCTCGATTCTTCTCTGGAAGCTGTCCTGCCTTGCTTCCTGTTCGGTATATTGTGTTTTTATCTTCTGAAGTTCTTTCAATTCGGCGGAGATTTTGGCATAGTGCTCGTCAAAGTCCGTATTATCCGCTCCACATCTTGCATTTTCCTCTACGAAGCCTATCATCTCATTTTTCAATTCCGTGATCCGTTCCTCAATTTTTGCTATGTCCATCTGCTTGGCTCGGTTGCCCATCATCAGCTGAATATTAGACTGGAGAGTGTCCACAAAATCTCCCTTATCCTGTATGAGTGAATTGAAAGCATCCGTTATGGCTCTATGCAAAACATCTTCATCAATGGTCGGAGACTTTTGGCAGTGTTTTTTCCCGTACTCCAGCCTGTTTAAGCACCTCCAGACAATCCTTTTCTCGCTGTATGCTGTCCAGGATGCCCGTCTATAAGGCTTGCCGCACTCCCCGCATATCAATAATTCGGTGAGGGCATATATTGAGCTGTATTTCCCGCTATCGGTTTTGGTTCTTTTTTCAGCACTCTTTTTAATGTTAGCCCGGCGTGCTTTTTCTTCCTGTATCCGGTGAAACAAGTCTTTGGAAATGATGGCCGGATGGCTGTCCTCCACATAATACTGCGGGACAATTCCATTGTTTTTAACTCTTTTCTTTGTGAGGTAGTCTACAGTGTAGCTTTTTTGCAGCAAGGCATCTCCCATGTACTTCTCATTGGAGAGCATGTTGTTGATGGTAGTTGTAGACCATTGATTTCTTCCGGTAACGGTTTTAATGCCGTTTTCCTCCAGGTACTTTTTTATTTGTGCGATGCTTAGACCCTCTAAATACAGCCTGAAAATCAGCCTTACAATTTCTGCTTCTTCGGGTACAATCACCAGCTCTCCGGCCTCATTCTTTGTATAACCTAAAAACTTGTTGTGATTGACCATAACCTGTCCTTTTTCGAACCGGCGGACCACACCCCACCTTGTGTTGGTGCTTAAGGAACGGCTTTCTTCCTGGGCAAGGCTTCCGAGGATGGTGATTAGAAATTCTCCGGTGCTGTCCAGGGTGTTGACGTTTTCTTTCTCAAAAAACACTCCGATGTTTTTTTCTTTCAGTTTCCGTATGTATTGAATGCAGTCAAGGGTGTTTCGTGCAAAACGGCTGATGGATTTTGTCAGCACCAGGTCGATCTTGCCTGCCATGCAGTCTTCAATCAATTTATTGAAGCCTGTCCTGTTTTTTGTGCTGGTGCCGGATATGCCCTCATCGGCATAGATGCCTGCAAACTTCCAGCCTGGGTTTTTCATAATCTCCATCGTGTAATAATCCACCTGTGCTTGGTAGCTGGACTGCTGTTCCTCCAGCTCCGTGCTGACCCGGCAGTAAGCGGCCACTCTCAGTTTTTTTATCTTTGCTTTTTCCTTAAAATCATAAATCGGATTTGCAGGGATTACCGATACTGTTCTTTGTCCCATCGCCATGGGCTTTTCCTCCTTTTCCCCGTAGTTTATATGATGTGCTCAACATCACTCCGTTGATCAGTTCAAACCGGAGCTGCCCGGTGATTTCCACCGTAATGCTTTTGATGGTTGCTTTGAATAAAGCCTCATCAAATGCTTTAATGGGCTTGAAGCTCTCAAGCACCGCTTTCAATTTCCTGGTTTTATATTCAAAGTCATCTGCCTGGGAGATTCGATATTGTTCTATAGCCCTTTTAAACAACAGCTGTGCCATTTCCGACGGTTCCAAGCCGTTTTGATCGAATCCGTTGGATATTTGCAATTTTATCTTTCTTAATTCAACACTCTCAGTCACAGCATTAACTGCTGGACGCTTTTCTATCATTTCAGGGTTCTCCATCACCCGGTTGATGATCTGTATAAAGGCAGCTTCAAGCTGCTTGTCATCAACCACGCCGCTTTTGCAGCAGACCCTGTTGTCAACGATATACCGTTTGCATTTCCAGTTGCATTTCTTGTTCCTGTCATGATGTTCGGTGTACCTTTTGAAAACACTCCCGCATTCCCCGCATATCAACCTGCCGCTGAAGGGGTAAGTGCTGGCGATGCCGTTAGCATAGTAATTGACATTCCTGCCAAGCCGGGCGTTCTTTTCTTCCCTGATCTTATTTGCAGCATTGAACACTTCCTCCGGGATAATGGAAGGATAGAAGTCGTTTCCGGTGTATTTACAGTTGCTCAAAATTTTTCCGATGGAGCCATGATTCCAGGAGGGCTTTCCGTTGGCATTGGAAACCTTCATTTCCGTCAGGTCCTTTGCCATCTGGTTTAAAGATATTCCCGATATAAAATCATTGAAGATTTTCCTGACCAGGTCTGCTTTTTTCGGTTCGATGGCTACGGCTCCGTCTATGATTTTGTAGCCGAAGGGCATATGCCTTTGCGCCATTTAGCTCACTTCCTCTCCAATGATTTCCGGAAGCTCCAGTCCGTTGATCAGGCAGAAGGCGATTTCAAGCTTGGATTTTACGATAATCCTTTCTACCATCAGAGAAAAAATGTTTTCATCAAAGCTCTCCATTAAGTCATCCTGCTTTTTGAGGAAAGCGATCAGTTCCTCTGTCCTGACGGCCTCGTCATTAAATCCGTTGTATTCGAACATCTTGCTTCGCTGCTTTTTGGCTTCATGGAGCTGCTTGGTAATCAGATTGCTTTGCTCTATAAAAAGAACAGAGTCAAGATATCCTTTCGACCTCAGTCTACTTAATACATGACTCTGTTCCGTAAGTTCCGTTATTTTCTTGTTGATTTCCCTGACCTGGGATTCATGTTCCCTGCTGCAGTGAAGCTTTTTCAAATCCTCGGCCAGGGGGGTTAATATTTTGTCATAATTGCTTTTCAGCTTATTATAGAGATTGATGAATGCAGCTTTGATGTGATTGTCCTTGACAGCTGTCATGCTGCATTTCGCCCGATTCATGATATGCTTGGTGCAGCACCACTGCACGGTTTCATAAGGTTTGCCTTTGAATATGATTTGCCTTTTAAAATTACTCCCGCATTCACCGCATTGGATTTTGCTGCTGAAGGGGTACCGTTGGTTGTATTTCCGGGTGTCTGTATCCACCATGGCTTTTTCAATTTTTCGCTGCTCCATAATCTCCCTGACTCGTTCAGCCTGCTCTTTTGAAATAATGGGTTCATGGTCGTTGGCGATGTAGTAGCACTGTTTTTGTCCCCGGTTCCGCTTTCGTTGGAAGGGCAATGTGTCGGTGGTAAAGGTTTTCTGAAGGAGCATGTCGCCGTAATATTTTTCATTCATGAGTATTTCCTTAACCACATTTTCTCCCCAGGCTTCCGCCCCTTTTCTTGTTGGAACTCCTTCTTCCGTAAGCTCCTTTGCGATGACATACGTTCCTTTTCCATTCAGGTAATCGGTGTAAATTCTTCGGACAATAGCGGCTTCTTCTTCATTGATGACGATTCCTCCGTCCTTACCCTTCATATAGCCGTAGGGAAGGTAGGAAGGCTTCCATTCGCCTTTCATGAACCTTTTTTGTATCGCCCACCGGTTATTTTTGGAGGTAGAAATGGATTCCTCCTGGGCAATGGAGCTTAAAACCGTCATCAGAAGCTCGCTTTCAGCAGACAGGGTGTTGATGTTTTCTTTCTCAAAGAAGACTGCAATCCCCAGCGCTTTCAACTTTCTCACCGTCTCAATGCAGTCGGCGGTGTTTCTTGCAAATCTGGATATGGACTTGGTAATGACCATGTCCACCTTTTTGGCTTTACAGTCAGCAATGAGCCTTAGAAACTCATCCCGCTTGTCCTTGGCGGTGCCACTGATGCCTTCGTCCGCATAAATTCCGGCAAAAGTCCAAGCATCGTTGTTTTCTATCAGCCGGGTGTAGTACTCCACCTGTGCTGAAAAGGATTGCAGCTGCCCTGTATGGTCTGAGCTGACCCGGCAGTAGGCACACACCCGCAGTTTCGGAGCTTCTGCTTCCATACGATGGATGGGCTTGATGACTTTTACCTTTGCCATACGCTTCCTCCTTTCACTTTTCAGTACATGATGCTTTATCAGCAACACACAGTACCACACAAATCCAGCCATATCAAGTTTTTTTACACATATACCTCCGCCAGGGTTGGAGTGAATGAATTCCGATTTAATCTGTCAATTTCTTTCAATTCAGAAAGAGTAATAAGCCCTTTTTCAAGCATGCTGTTTAGCAGCGAAAGCGCTATTTTGTACTTGATTTCATTAGTTATTTGAGTTTGTGACATGGTTAAATCCCCCTTTACATTTTGCTTTAATACCACAATGATGCAGCGGATTTGAGTTCCGCTGCATAGTTTCTGATATCAAAGCGGTTAATCTTGTTATCAATCTTCATCCTGTGCTCTATTTGCCACTGCTTCCCAAGCACCGGGGTAACAGCTCAAACTGCCTGTGGTCAGCAGGCATCACAGGAATTCCACCTCCCCGAGAACCTCCGGGCTGCACTCTGGGACTCAACCTCAACTATGCAGGAGTATCATTGTAGGCTGTTCAGGTCCTGGCGAAACAATCCACCACAGATTGTTTTATGGTCAAACATTTATCGCTCATAGCCTTTGATGCCATCGGTTTGACGGGCAAAATGCCCGCAGGCTGTCTTGGCGTGTTTACCAATGTCGCTTTCCGTTTCAGCGGCTGAACAGCTAACGTATTTGAGCTGTTGGATATGGGGCCGG